AGCTATTCTTACGCCTGTAGCGGTAGCTTGTTCCACTTGTTCTCCCAAACGCTGTGGTGTGATCCCTATGACCTCAAATGCTTGCTGTTTAAAATAGTTAGCTAATTGGGTTCTAGACATCAAACGTTGTGTCTGTTCTAAGTTTAATACCTGGTAATGTTGGAAATTAAGAGCATTCTCAGTGTTAGTGATAGATGTATCTAAAGGTAACATCTGGAAGTTCTTCATTGCAACATAAGCTTTTGCCAAGTTGTTCTTTCCCCAATCTTCCCCCAATGAGTGTCTAGGTAAAGCATTCTGATCTAACATGATCACTGTACCTAATTCATCTACAAGGATATCCGCAATCTGGTTATTAACAATGTTATAACCTATCTGGTATGGTTTCATCAAATCTACTAAAGATGTAGACTTAGTGTTTCTATCAGAGAATACAGATCCTTCCACTGGTAATTTACAACCATACAAAGTAGCATCCCCTTTAAATTGGAAAGGTACACGACCTACTTTAGTTTTATTAATACCAATATAAATAGGGTTAATACCACTAGCATTATTATTCATGCCAAAGTATGCAGGATTATTAGGCCCAATTTTTACACCACCCCATACTTCATTAATCCAAATCCAATCAAGATGCTCACCGGCAATTAAATTCTCTTTAGTTTTATTCTTAAATAATGTAGTATCGTATATAGGCTTTTGAGTAATCTTATATGACTCATCTACAACATCTTGTATAACCTGACCAACCTCATCAATTTTAGTTAAATGACCTACCTTACGTTGTGACTTCCAATAAATATGAGCCACACGTAACATATCTGTATTTTGATAATCAGTGTAATCCTCTGATTCAGACATGATATAACTTACAATGTCATTACCAGATGTGCTATCTTGCTCTGATGCTGACATAAACTGTCTGTATTGGAGGGAAGGCATATTAGTATTCCATGCATGTGATTTAGTAGCATCGTAATATGAACCATCATTCTGCATACCCTGTAATGGATATCCAGCTGCTCTTGTTGGATAAACAGCCTCTAAAGATTCTAATTCTGTATCATTTAATAAATATCCATACTTATCAATAATTCCAGCTACAGTAAGTAATTCAATTTTACCTACCCAGTTACCTTGAGAAATATACCTTATATCAGGAGATTTATGGTAGAAAGTAACTAATGGATTCCATAACTCTACTTCATAATCATCCTCATTCATCTTAAAGTGCCAGAACTCTCTATCTGTAATTAACATATCACGGAAAGCTCTCTCCTCTAATTCATCCATTTTAAATCTCTCCTCATCCACACGCATCTGATGTTCAGCCCATTCTTCTAACATAGACCTATAGTCTTTCTTAAAGAATTGCTCAATCTCTGGTAATGATCTAAGGTTTTCTGGAGCTAAAGCTTTCTGAATTTCAGGATCTTCCATATCAGCACCCTGCTCAATCATACTCATAACCATTTTACGTTCAGCATCAGATAATAATCTTTGCTCAATCATGGCTCTTTTCTGCTCTAATAATTCATTATAAGAGATTTCATCTACAGTCCTAAAACTAACCCTTGTATTTCTTTTAGCAAATTCTGCTACTAATACATTAATTACGTTAGGAATAATTGGGTAAAATTTTAACTCTAATGCTGACTGATCCTCTTTTGTAAGTACATCAATTAATTCAGCATACTCAACATCCTCTTCAACAACATAGTCTGTCTTATCTATAATTCCTTTGGCAAGCTTGTAGTTCTTAGAAAGCCTTCTAGCATTTCTACGTAACTGTTTCATACCCTGCCATTCTAACCAATCAAGATTATGCGCAGCCCAATCATCATCCTTCTCTTGTCTAGGAATAAATTGAATGGGTTGAGTAAGGGTACTCATTTTATTGTATTCTGCTTTAGCCCCATTTTTGAGCTGCATAGCATTATATAATTGCATAGTCTGTAATTGTTGTGTTAAATTGTTCTATTGTATCATTTAAATTAAACTCTATAATCTCCTCATCTTCATCACTATAGTAACTAATATATGTAATATTGATTGTTACATTTTCCATAGCCGTTGTACTCATACACCAATTTATCATCTTAAATTCTTAAATGCTCGTTTTGGTCTTTGCATACCATTTGAAGAGGCACTTTTGCCAATATGTCTAAACGCTCCTACTTTTAATTTATACAAATCTTTTGACTTATCCAAACTTTCAGGAGTTACTTCTCTACGTTTTAAATATCCACGGTTTGATTGTTGTATTTTAGCAAAGGCAACTAAAGCTGCAAATGCCACAAGTCTATCCACGTTTAACCCATCTCTGTAAGCTAACATCTCTTTAATTAACATAGGATCTGGTATTCTAGATACACCATATGTTGTCTTTACTACAGTACCATCACTCTTATAATCATGATCGGTTTCCTCCCTTAAAAATTCAATAGCATAAGAGAGAAGGTGAGCCTTAAATAATGTCCCTGTGTTCCTCCAACCATACTGTTGATATACACTAGCATTACTACCAATATCTTTTAAAAATAATATCTGATCTTTAGTTACCAAGTAACGCTGCTTTCTTTGAGAGATCATATACTGAATAAACAAAGAAACGTTATTCTCCACTAATGTCCAAGCATTATACCACTCAATAATTAACTCTAATCTTTCATGGGTTTTCTTAATATCATCAAAACGACCACACCATGCGGCTACAATTTTATCCTGCTCTACATGCGTTTTCTGCTCTCCACCCTCTTCTCTACATACTTCAACAGGGGCTTTATAAACAAAAATAGAACAAAGAGAGTCAGAGGTAGTAGTCTTTCCTTCAGAAACCGGGTCAATACTTGCATAATACATTCCAAAGGTAGGATCTTTTTTAGGTCTTTCCCATACTACTAAACAACCTGTTTTGTCCTCCGTCTTTTTAGAGATGGGGAACTCATTGATAGGCAATTTGTTAGAGTTTTTAACCTCTAATTTACCATGCTCATCTCTATATAACTCTAGTAATTCATAAGGATATTCTTTGTCCTCAATCTTTCTTAACTGTGCAGCAAGCAAGTGTACAGAAAATACAGACTCCCTTCTAAATGCAAATGCCTCTTCAATGTTTGTGGGTTTCTGAGATATACGTAACTGATATTTATCTGGTTCAATCTCTTTCTTCCACCTAATTCTCTCCTCTTTAATAGCTGCTAATGCTTCAACTACTAATGAATTACCATAGTCATCTACATATGGCATCATTGACCATTGTTCTGGAATAAACAATCCAGCTGTACCTATACTTCCTTTACCATCTAATAGATTAGTTTCTACAGCATAAATATCATTAGCCTCCGGATTCATAATTAAATTCTTCAATGGCTCACACTGATCCAAGTCACCCACAGATCCAGCTGCAATAAATACACCAGTAGTAATCATACCAGAAGCCATAGCAGGGCGTAAATATTCATAGGTCTCCCCCATCTTAGGAGCAATACCTGCTTCCTCATGAAAGAAATATTGACAAGGACCACCCACACCAGATGTTGCAGATTTCTCAAAAGACATACCTTGTATAGTACCTTTTAATCCCACCTCAGTTTTCTTATTCCCTTTTCTTACCTCAATCTTTTGTTGCCATAGCATAACCTTATCTGGATTCATAGGTCTATACCATGCAGTATGTTCATTTAAGAAAGATGAATACTCATCTAGAAACTTCCAAGTACCTTTATCATTTATATAATCTTTAAGCGAAGCACCTATCTTAAGGGTGACACCCTCTTCAAACCATAATGAATTAATTAACTTACCGGCATGAAAGTATGAGGATGCAATCTGACGTTTCTTTAAGATAGCTACATGTTTGTGATATAGTTCAGCCAATATCTCGTACAGAGCCATGTGGTACTGAGCATCTCGGACTTTAGCAAAGCCAAACTTCTTCTCTTCCTTATCATAGATAGGGAGAAAGTTTAACCACATATAATAATCTCTAGTTAGATACCAGATGTGTTTACTATCTTTATACAACACCCCATTCCTACACTTCTTCTTTTGGTCATCCCAATAATAGATATAGTCTTTGGATTTAAATGGTGCTACTGTATAAAAACCTAATTTATTAAAAGTTCTAGCCTCTTTATTAAAGAGTAGTGCTACCTCATTGAAATCATATTGACCTGGTTCTTTAAATAGTAATAGAAGATAACTCCGCCATTCCTCATTAGAGGAGAAGGTAGAAACACTCCATACACCATTCTCCCAAGTCGGGATTTCAATAATTTCACTCATCCCCCTTTATATCAGATTCCTCTGGTTTACCATCTGTAGTAATAATCATATAAAGTAATGTATCTATTGTCTTAGACGTAATTTTAGATTTACATTCTGAGTTATTAAAATACGCTTCTTTATCTTCTGACTTAAAAGCATGCCACTGTTTTGTGTAGGTGTTGTATGTAAACAACCATCCGTATAAGCTATGTTCCATAATTATTGATCGTATGCTAATCCTATATTTCCTCTTACTTGACTTTGCTGTTCTTCAGCTAAATCTTTATATGCCCCCTTAAATGATTGCCTAATCTGCTCAAACTTAGCAGCGGCATTCACTAATGCTGTAATGTTACCATCTCTACCATGATGAATCTCTGTTGTCTCCATATAATGTGCCAATCTATCCAACATAGACTTAATACCTACATATGTTCTATAAGT